GCGCTAATTGTAAGCATGGCAGACAGCGGAGGCTGCGGAACAGCCGGCGCTAGGATAGCAGGCTCTAGTGAAGATGCCGACACGTACAAAAGCCCACCATCTCTCGCCATGCCGCTTACCGAAACATCACTAACCCAGTTAGAGTTTGTCGGGTGCGTTGCAAACAAAATACCAATAGAGTTAATATTGGGAGGGGGATTGTTACTTGACAGCATGATGTTACCAGTCTCATCATATGCATTAAATCCATAGCCGCTATCTTGTTGCGATGGCGCATTTATGGCGTAAACTACCCAATCCATTGGATAGTTTGTTGAACGATACAGAAAACCTAACGAACTTTCGCCTCTAACACTAATAGGACTGGCATTCAGTGCGCTAGGTCGAACAAATAACATTGGGTTGCTTATAGAAGAGGGGTATAGTATTTGTGATCCAGTTGAATTCGCCGCAGTCGCTGGCGCAGTACCAGAGGCCATCTTCACAAGTCCTAGCGAATTAACAAACACATCATTTAAATTGTCTCCAATAACACTAAACCCGTATGTCATGCTTTTCTAAACCCTACAACATAATGAGTAGATGGAAGCCCCGCTAAGGAGCTTGTTCTGTTGACAGTTACGAGTTGACCAGCCCTAGTTAAAACAACACCAAACAGAAGTGGACCATTATCACTAATCAATAAATAATCAGTATCTAGCAATCCGGGAATTGTCACAGACTTTGAACCGAACTCATTTGAATTAAAACTAAACGTATACATCCCAATCATACAGAACGAAATATCATCAGTTGAGTACGAAAGAGAGCCACCACTATTGTATATTTGAATGCCATGACTCATGATACTGCCGCCGCCAAATTACCAATCTTTACGCGCAGCGTACCTGAACTATCGAAAACGGCAATTACATCATCCTGAATAACCAAACGCGCATTGTTTACAGCAGACCTTAATCTGAACTGACCAGTACCCACAATATCCAAGCCATACTTTCCAGCAGTCCCTGTATAACCAAGATAAAAACCCTCTGTTGAATTGCCCCATGTTTTTCCACTTGATTTGATTGCGCCGCCGCCTGACAGCGTAATGCCACCGCCTGTAATTGTGGTTCCGGTAGTCAAGGTGGCGTTGGTGCTATCCCAGCTAGAATTATTGATAAGTTGAGAAGTCTGAGTGATGTTATTTGCGGTAGTGACCCATGATCCTGCTATCTTCTGATAGAACAACGTAGTATCCGTAGCAAAATAAGTATCCCCGTTTGCTCCGGTAGGTCTGGCAGACAACAAACCACTTGTCATTACATTGGCTGTAGCCCCTGCAGCAGCAGTACTCTTTTCCAAACGTACAATTGTTACCTTATCAACGTATGCTCCACTGACCGTACACGTCACCAATGCAGATTTAGCCACTCCAAACTGCAATGCGGTTACTACTTGAGTAGCCGCACCTGAATTGGTAGGCACACTTCCAACAGGAAAACCACTGAATGACCATACATAAGACGGGCTTGTTATACCACTCACTACTGCGGTAAAAGTAATATCAGGATTAATTTGTGGAGTAGGAACTAAATTCTTAGCATCCAGTGTTCCATCTGTTGCTGTAAATGCAGCTTGAATATTAGGAGTAACTACCACAGATGGACCTTGCGCTCCCGCCGCTCCCGCCACCGCGTCAATATAAGGAGTGCTCCACGTACCACCTGCATTGGTCGTAGAGCCAGCAACCACATTGAAAACAAACTCTGAAGCGTAAGTTGGCGTGGTGCTGGTGGGTGGCTGAGTGATTGACCAATTGGTAGGAGCAGTAAGCACTGCCGTAGCGGCATTGAAATTACCACCCGTAGGCGCTGTTGCCGAACCAATCTGTCGGTAAACAGTGGCAGCGTAGACCACATTACCACTACTGCCAGAGGCACCATTCTGAGCAACCACTACAGGATCGGTGAAGGAGGTAAGCGAAAGCTGCGTAGCTGGCGTAGATGTGCTTGCTATCGCCGTCGTCATATAGACGGCTGAAGGATGCGCTGGCGTTGCTGGCCTAGTTAAAGACCATCCCGCTGTACCTCCAGTTTGTAAACCAAGCGTTGTGGTAGAAATTGTATATAAACAACTGGTTGGCTTGGTAGGAACACTGCCACCAGCCCAATAGAGTTCTACTCGCTCTTGTGTAGCACCATTTACGCCAAGTACACCCGCTTTAGATTTCGCTATAGAAAATACAGAAACAAGACTAACTCCACCCTTACTAGCGGTAAAAGTAACGGTGCCGGTATCAACACCAGTTAAAGCGGTTACAGTTTGTGTTCTGCTGGTAGTAGCCTCTGAACAGGTAACGCCTGCTGACTTAACTACTGAGTATGTCCATCCGTTAGTAGAATCATCCACCACACCATAGAACACACTCATAGTGGTGCTACAGCCAGCAAAGTTACCCCCAGTTCCATCATTCAAAGTAGGAACTACGTGTACTTCGTTACTTAGCATAGCTACATAAGGCGATAAGCCTATAGCGCCATATAACGTCCAATAAGTATTGAAACTTGTTGGCATTGTGGGTGGCAGAATAGAACCACTAGAGGTATGAGCCAGTATGCAAGACCAGCTAGATCCATTATGTAAAACAATGTCCCCAATTACATAATCTGTAGCGGTAAGCCAATCCCCTTTAAAGACGTTTCTAGTCGCGCCCGCTACCGCTGTACTTTTCTCCAGACGCATCAGCGTAATTGAAGCTGTCATTTCGCCACACAATGCGGTAATGACTACTTGTTTCGCACTGCCAAAATCAGCTAGGTCGAAGTACATTGTGTCACCTCTACCGACTCCAGGCGCACCAAAAATGTAGTTCAACATAACCAGTTTGCCGTCGTCGGTCTTTGGAATAACACCATTTGACGGCACAAATATGACTGGATCATTTACGCCTTGACGAACCACCGTAACCGCAATCGTTTGGCTTACAGGTGTGGCAATACCATCTTCGTAAGTAAATCCTTGACCACTAGAGATAAGACTAATAGAAGGGCCAGCAGCACCTTCGCGTGCCTTAGCAACAGAGAACCTGGTGGTTATATTGGGCTGTCCCACCTTGCTTGCAGTGATATCCACATAGCCCACATCAGCGCTGATAGCTGTGACCGTGTAGGTGCTACCAGCAAGGTTGCCACTCAGATTCGTAGGGATTGCAGAGAACGTCCAGTTCAGAGTGTCGTCCACATTACCTTGATAGACACTCATGGTGGAAGCACAACCCACGAAACTGCTGACCACACCAAAGTTGTCAGAAGGTAGAAGGTGACTCTCACTAGATAGACGAGCATTTAGCCCGTCCATCAAGTCAGTGATAGTTATATGACCTGTTGATACTATAGGCATGTTAAGCCGCCGTGAAACTGGTGTTCAACATGAACGCCGTCTGTGCCACGCCACCGTTGACATACACCGCACGGTAAAAGCGCGTCATGATCGGAACTGATAAATGCACACAGGTATTCGCAGCAACAGCGGTATCTGCCGTAGCTCTACGCCAAGTGGTGTTTTCGTTTGAGCATTCGATACGCAAGGTTCCAGCTTGATCAGCGAAAGCAGAAGCATTGAACTTTGAGTAACGGTGAGCAGAGGCAGCGGCGAGACCAATATCTCTAGCCGTACCCGTAACCGTTGCACTGATGGCCTGTGCTACTACACTGTCGTTGTAGAAGACGTTATTTTGTGCAGTGCTAGTGACAGCCACAGTGGGCATCGAAACCACAGCGGCTGCAATGGCTTGACCCGCTACACTTTGCCCACGACCCGCAGTAATTTCAGCAGTCAGTTCTTGGTAGTCTTGTATTGCCACAAATTGCAATGAAGCTGTAGTGGTAGTTGCTGGTGCGGTTGCACCATTTAGCCAACGCACTCTGATTTTGTATGTTCCATTCGGATCAGGGATTTGCTGATGGCGACGATAACTATTTGCGCGCCCAGTGGTAGCGTCCAGTGTGCCACCATGAAACCAACACTCATCGGCAAAAGGCTCAAGCTCATACAAGCCGGCTGATGCAGTGGTTGGAACGGTAGATGCAGCACTGTCTAAAGGCGTCAACGCGCTGTTCTGAACCCGATACTTGGCTTGAGTTGCCGTAGTGCCGTCAAACACCCAAGCGCAAGTATGCTGCCCATCTGGCACGCCTGTAGTTGAATTGACCGAGATTGCTTCGACAATAAAACTCTGATTAATGATTCTCTGGCTCAGTACGGCATTGAACGAAACCCTGAATGGAATCTGAAAAGTTTCTTTGGTTGTGATCGACGTGTCGGAGTTGATCGTCGTACCACTGGCGATAACGATAGCGCCTCCGCTAAAGGTGATCGAACCACCAGCGCCGATTGAGTTATCCCACTTTGCACTATCAAGACTTGGACCTGGAAAACTGTCTCTGAATTTTTTCTCGATAGAACCAACAACTTGATAAGGTGTATGAACGCCAGCCAGCTCGACCGTTTTCATGGTCAGCAAACTACCAGCAGCGTCACGAACTAAAATATTAGGCATATTACTTTTCCTTTACTGTCACCGACGTTTCAAACATCGGTGACAAGAATGACTTGCGTCGGTTTATGGGCGATTAGCTTCGCAGATGATGCGACCTTTAACGTCGATTTCGTCGCCAGTAACTAAAAGGGAGGCTCCTGTTTTTGTGGCCGAACAACCATAAAGCCTACCGAGGCTAAAATCGTTAGTAACTGCCGGCGCTGGGAAGTTTGTGAAGTTAAGCCAAGTATTTGTGACCGGCGTTCTGATAGCTACAGTGCCGGCAGTGCTATTCGCCGCTACCTCGTAGTAGTAAGCATCGCCGTTTGGCTTCACGCACTTGATGATGTTGCCCGCAACAAACAGGTCAACGGTAATTTCAGGACATGAGAACGTAGCGGTCGTGCCGGTTGTATTGGTATCAATTTCAGCACCACCCGCCAGCGCAATCTTTGCCGTATCAATAAACGCAGCCCGCTTACCGTCCTTATCCCAAAACTGATAAGTGAAAGTCCAGCCGGCTGTATTGGTCTGACGTATCGAGCCATAAAAGACTTCTGGGGTGATAGTCGTGTTTCCCTTGCCGTTCTGCAACTTATCACCCGTTGATGAATTGAGGCGAACCTCGTAAGGGTCGGACACATCGTAAACGGTGAAAGAATTGCTATATATCTTTCCGTCGTTATCGGTAATATCAACACGAATAACGCCCATATCAACAATGGCGGCCGGCGAGATTACCAAGGTATTAAACGCGTTGCCAGCTGTGCCAACTGGGATATTCTGATTCATATCCCCAGCAACTCCCAAGTGAATCGCTCCAGCCGCAGCCGTCCGCATTCCGTACTTCGTCGCCACACCACTAAGCGTAGAATTGATCTGATTGCCTGTCGCCGCCTCATACCAGCGATAGGTCACGTTGGTCGTATCAATGCCGCCCGGCCGCAACAGATCGGCAGTAATGGCGGCATAGGTGATTTTCTGAGCACCAGTACCTGAGTCAACGCCAACCTCAATCAGGTCGTTTCCGCGAGTGTTGATATAGACAGCGTTCGTTCCGGTCTTTACCGTACTCAGCGTAATCTGTGCAATGGTGTGTGAAACCAAGCCTGTACTAGGGTCGGTATAGTCACCTTCGAAAAATACGCTGAATTGGGCAACAGAAGCTTTAAGATTTCCCTTGATGCGGATATAAGACTGCGTGCCGTCATTTACTATAGTGAACGGCGTCGTGACATCGACATCTGAGTCATTGACAAAAGAAGTGCTGGTAGTCCCATTCGCAAGTGCAGTCCCGCCAACAGTCAGGCAGAACTTCCTGTTAGAAAGAATGGGCGTAACGTCTTGATTGCCTGTTGGCGTTCCAACATATACCCGCCCACGCAACTCAATACCCGTACTTGTATTTGCCGTAAACCAACTTGGCGTATAGCTTAGGCTTGATTCGTCCTTTGTATAGACCTGCTGCGTGCCAGGATTCGACGTGAGATAAGACGTAATCGGACGGGCATCGTTGGTATCGACAATCGTAATTTGACCAGTTGAAACGATAGGCATAATTTATTTCCTTTTAATTAACTTGAAATTTCACAATGAAAGGTTGCGCGTGAATGCACGTCATCAACACTTACTAGAATTTGTTTATAACCAGCCCCGTATAGCGCATTCCAACTTGCGTCATCATAAGGCGCTCCTTGCGGAATGATCGAGGTTCGTGTCCATTTGAATTTCGACGGGGTGATTTCATCAGTAACCTCAACACCATTTCGGAACACTCGGGCCTTTAATGTTGTCTGCTGACCTCCCCCTACTCGGAAAATAATGCCGTTGGAACTTTCTATGATTACATCGTAATCAATACCATCTTCACCTTTGACTGCTGCCAATACCCAATTTGCATTTGAGGTTACTGGATAAACAGGTGGCTCGATTGAGTTGGTTGCTACTATGCACGACCAGCCATAACCCTGATGGATTACGCTATCACCAACTACATAAGATATACCAGATGACCATACTCCTCTATACACATTTCTTGTAGCGTCTGCTGGAGGCCCACTTTGTACGTATGAGTAAGGAACGATAGAGCCCATGCCAACAGTTATTTGGCCACTAATAGTAGCATTAGTAAAGTAAGCATTACCTGCTTTATCAATACCCCAACCAGCGGTACCTTGAGTAGTTATTACATCATTGACAATATTACCATCAAAATTAGATGAAGTAATATAATTACCAATCTTAGCGTTAGTAATAGCTGCATCTACTATCTGAGCACTATTAATAGTAGCATTTAGAATTGTAGCTCCATCAATATAAACACCTGGATATACTGTCGTTTGATCAACTGATGTACCTAAAGCAAATACTGAAATAGGTACTCTACTAGCTACTTGCCAGGTTACATTATTATCAAATACTAAATTACCTAGTACTTTTCCAGCTAAACTAATATTAGTACTAGAGTGACTGGTTCCTGCTCCTTTACAAACTAGCATTAGATGTTTATAGGCTAAGTCAGATACTCTAACACATTTACCAACAGCGTAAGTGGTATTCCTAGCAATTAAATCTAAAGAACTATCTGGAGTAGTAACAGCGAATTCATTTGCAGACACAATAAATCTGGAAGTCGTGGCGTCATTATACAACCCATAACCAGCTACTTTACCCCCAGAATCTATTTTTACAGAATAGGTTCCAATTAGTCCATCTGTTACGCCATCTATACCAAATACAGCTTCATCTACACTATCTAATGTTTCATTTAGATCTGCGTGTAACTCTGAGGATGTAATACTACCTGCTATTAATCCTAATACTTCAGGGGTACCAATCCTAGTAGTTACCTTTAGACCTTTATCTTCACTAAAGGGGTAATAAATCGATGTATTACCTCTAGTATCCTTGACTCTTAACCAGTAATAAACTGTTTGTTCAGAACCTAGTTCAGTATGTGTATACGTTGATGTAGGATAAGCTAAGCTAATAAGTTTTGTAGCAGAGGTTCTATTATTGGTAGAAGCAGACCATATTTCAGTCTCTAAAGTACCAACCTTAGTTTCCTGAAATTCCCACCCCAAACTATTTTGGTTTAACTCTCCACTACTTCTAACGTCTACTACAGGTAAGGGTGCTGTAATATGAATGTCTAGTATAGTAGGATTAGTATAATCTCCACTGTTAAATACAGCTATAATCCAATAAGTATAAGTACCTACAGTATTCTCGGTAATAGCTTGACTTCTACTTGTAATACCACTATATACTACAGAACTAGTTTCATAACTAGCACCTTTACTAATAGTATACGTTACTAGCTCAATACTTGGGTAGGCATCCCATTCTAACAATAAGTCTGTAGGCCTTAGAGTACTTCTAAAGTTGGCTACCATTGAATTACCAACAGCTTCAGTAGTATGCTCTATAGTAAACCCATGTGCAATAGTACTAGGTCCTGATTTACCAATTATATTAAATGGAGTTATTTTTATAGCATATTCTTCATTAGCAGATAAGTCATAAAATGTATAATTAAGCTCAGCCTTCTTAGTATACACTTCTACCCAGTTACCTGAATTACGCTTAATTTCTAATGTGTAGCTAGATGCGTATAATGCTGCTGAAAAGCCCACGGTTAGACTAGTTCTGAGAATGTCAGAACTATCACGGTAGGTTCCACTTGAGGATACTATACTTTCGAGGCTAACTGCTTCAGGTAGAGCAGATAAAGTGGAGTAAGTCCTTTCTTCTAATTGGATATTATTTTCAATGAATGCAAACTTATCAGGGTTATGCAGCATTGCGGATATTTCATAAACTCCAATACTATCAGATTCTTTTAATGAAACTACTCTATATAGTTTTTCATTTAAACTAGTACTATAAATAGACCAAGTAGCTCCAACTAATAAGTTAGTTGGAACTCCAGATAGAGTTAAAGTTTCATAACTACCGGGAATATTGGTAATAGTAAATGTTTGAGTATAATACGAAGGATTAGTACCAATCTGATCGGAGGCAGTAATTTCATCGGTTGGAGAATAGTTGGGGTTATGAGTGCTTAGTCTAACAGAATAGGTCTGTCCTGTCGCTAGTGTTACTTCCCTATCTAGAGATATAGTATTAGTAAGGGACGAAACTATTCTACCACTATATTCTACACCTACTAAAGCTTCATCAAATACTTTTATAATAGTACCTGGTGTGCAATATACAGAATCTAGTCCTGCGGAAAAACTAACAATATTAGATTCTACCCTTTCAGTATATAGTAGCCAGTTTCCTGCACGAACAGCCTGACCTCTAGAAGTACATCCAAAAGCAATTATCTCAGAAGGATTATAACCATAGCGCTCTATTCCTAATCTATCTTCTACATACTCAATCTTTTGTTGGTATAAAGCTTGAGGATCATTCCAGGTAACCAATGCAGCAGTATGTACAACTTTCTTTGAAGCACCCGAATACGTAAATGTACCTCCTACTACATTACTATTAGTAAATTGTAGAGTAGGCGTACTACTAGAAGAGTCTTGTTCAGTATGTAAAGTGCCATTAGTCCAGTAAATCATTCCACGGAAGGCACTGGCAATGTCATATAGGAGTTTAATAGCTTCTTGACGTTCTTGAATATAAGTATTTAGAGTAAAACGAGGTTCGAGTATATCTGTACCTTCAGTAGTCTTGAACCCTGTAGGTACTGACTGGTCACAATACTGTGCAATAGTATATAATGACCACTTATCTACTAAGTCTTCTGATATATATTCACCAAGTCCGTAGCGCTCATTAGTAATAAGGTCGTAGTAACACCATGCAGGATTGTTAGTCCAAGCATAGTCAAACGTACCATCCCAAATACCAGTATATTCTCTAGTTTCTGGATTATAATTACTAGGAATTTTTACTTTTAGTAACTTTACGTGATAGCCGCGTTTAGGTATAGAGTTAAACTGAGAGGAAGCCATTCTCATAGCACATAGTGCTGAGTTGGGATACCTCATCTTAGTATTTGATACCTTAGTAAAGCTAGAAAACTTTAATGTATTCTGGAGCTTTAATGTCGTAGAATCCTTAGTAAGTTTTGTTACTTTAATGGCGAAGAATTCATTTGCCATCCCAGGGGTACGTGGCAACTCAATAAGATAACTAAGTTGATAATTAGATGTAGTTTTTCCAATAACTGTTCTCTTTACAGCACTAATTGGAGAATTACCTAGACCATTCTTAATTATATCGATGTTAAATTGTACTTCTGAACCATTAGTATCACCATTATCTGCGTAGTGCACTAAGGCGGGAATATCTATAGTTACTCTTACAAAGTCTACATTTTCCTCGGCGGAAGTTACAACAGTTTCCGTTACTGGGGAAGAAAACTTTACTTCTCTTCCAACAGGAATTTCAGCCTGAGGGACTTCAAAACCTGGAATATACTCCTGATCTTGAGTACCTGTTCTAAAATAGTACTGGAAGCCACTTTCTTCATAGTTAAAGGTACCATCAGAATTTTGGATAGGGGTATCATTAATGTAGATAGATTTTATACCGTCTACTAAACCAACTATCTCACCTTCACACAATAGATCAACTACTTCCGCAAAGGATTGAGATTTAAGAGTATCTGGGCTCTCTACTGGAGTATGACTACCTCCTCCTTTACCTCCTCCACCACTACCAATAATTAAATTTGTATTCATTAGGAACCCCAGCCTTCTGGTATAACATCTGAACCTGTTGCGCTACCATAAGTAGCATTAAAACCTTTATTAATCCTACCAATAGCGAATTGCACTCGTGGTGATTTAAACCTACCTGTATATTCACTATAGGTGTACACTCTTGTGCTAGTAGACTCGGGATACTCTACATAGTTTCCAAACTCATCGAAATCATAGTACGCTGGGACTAATGTAACTTGATTCCAAGTATACTCACCTAAATTTGTATTATATTTTATGTTCAGACTATTACTCTGATAAGTAGTACCAGAAATAAGTGTCCAGCCAACAGTACCAGAGGCTGGAAAGCTCCACTCGTATTTTTTAGTTCCCGCCCCACTATCTACACTAAATGTAGCGCTTACAATAGCGGAACCAATAATAAGCTCCCCATAACCAATTGGTACTGGTAGCCCTTGTGCTACAGTATTTACAGCACCGCTAAAATAAGTATTTGGAGTATTTTCTGTAGATTTTTGGGCTTTAGGCTTTGGTGGAGCAAATAGAACAGCAGAAATACCTGCCATTACTAAACCTACACCAATTTGACCAAGAGAGGCAGCCACACTAGCAGATATGGCTCCAGTACTTCCTAGCCAGAAAGAGCCTGCAGTGGTGCCCGCGAAAGTAGAGGACCCGAGAACTGCACCTGATGCAGCACCTGCTGTCATATAGATTAGGAAAGCCCCCGCAATTATCATACCTAGTTTACCAGAACCAGCAACTACAGGTATTAGATGAATATCTTTATTACCGATTGGTTCCTCAAGAGTATCTTCTTCACGAAGAATATCTCCAACCTTAATATGAAAGCCAGGTTTATGCTCTAGCATATAATTGGCAAAATTAGGGAAGTTAGCTGATAGTGCACGTATAGTTTCACGAATAGACTTAACTTCAAGGCCTATCTTATCCGTGAATAGCTCTGCTAGATCACCATATAGGTATACTGTTCTCATTTTAACTCTCTATGCCTATATAAGGCCACTGTACATTTATTCCAGTAGCCTCCATATATTTCTTGTGAAGAAATTCTATTGGCTGTATGGTGTAAAAATGTACCATTATCATACATTATACCTGAATGGTTAGGTATTTTAGTTCGACCAGCTTTAAATAATAATACATCATACTTATTTAGTGTTTTATCTACTACTTTTTCAAAGCCGTTATCATCTGCATACTTTTCAAATAAATTTTCTTCATATTTGAACCAGTCCTGCTCTGTAACTTTTGGCCTACCAACTTTAATACCTTTCTCTTCTAGTAGTACATCTCCTACTAAGCCCCAGCAGTCTAGGGTACCGAAATAATAGGGTCTACCTAGAAAGGGGAATTTATAATCAGTAGGTGCATTTATACTACTAGTTTTGTCAACTAATGAATATATAAACCAAGGTACTTTACTCTTATTACATCCATAGATATCTGCTGGCGTAGGCTTAGAGGATCCAGTTAAATGACTATGACAAATAAACTGTATAGCACCCTGTTTAGAAGCCTTTAAATATTCTATAGGATCAATTATAAAAGTATCCTTATCAATTGCTATATTAGTGCAAGGTATAAAAGAATTATTTACAATTACTCCACAGGCTTCTTTTAGTATATTAGCTTCAGCGTACTCTATAAAATTAGCTAAATAATCCTGCACCTGGAAAGGCTCCATAATTTAATACTGAACTTGCGCCAAATCTTAGTTTGCAGTCTGATAGTTTCTTACCACAAACGTCTAATAGGGGGTCTGTTGTTGGTGTACCTACACTAGTAAACATTCTGTTCTCGTGTGCTGAAGGTAGATAGTTACAATTAGCGTCTTTATACCTCCACTGACAAATATTTTGAATAATTAGTCTACGAGGTAATTTAACGGAACTAACATCAAGAGCAGATACTAAGTCATAAACTACAGTAGTATTAGTTTCTACTACCTTACGATCAATAAAGTACACTTCTTTAGGAAACTGAGCCTCAGGGTCAGCTTCTAGGTTACCTTCTTCAAAGTTTACTGCATCTATGTATTTTAACATAGTGCGAATTCGAGTAACTTTTAATCCTAATAAGTCTTGATATAATCTATTATACTCACTTATCAATCCACCTAAGTTAGCTATTGTTAGTTTAGGGGTTGCTAGTTGACCAGCACCATCCCACTCAAAACCTTTCATCTCAAATGGGTAGGCAATATAGGTTTCAGAATCAAAAACTAAACTATTACCCAACTCATTAGTGTCCGAGAAAAAGTTTAACACCTCAGAACCTCCTACGGTAGACAAGTCCGCACTAAATAAATCTATAATCTTACTAGGAGAGGATTTTCTTAATTCTGTTAATATACTCATGTTAAATCGTAAACCCTTTTGAATGTAGCATTTATACTTCTACTTATATGAGAAGTGTACTCTGTAGACCAGTCTTCACAAATAACTTTGAAAAATTCAGCTTCACCTGGTGGCTTAAATAAAAAGTATTCAATACCACCTTTAGAAGCTAAAAAATCAAGTATATTATTTGCAGTAGATAGTGGTTGGTTAGTAAATTGTAGATCCCAAGAATCGTCTAAGTTATTTATTCCATAGGCAACTCTTTGAGAGTACCCACTACCAAACTTAACAGTATTGACAGTGGGCTTACTAGTTCTGGAGAACCCCCTAGAGGGTACGTAGGTAAAGATATCAGCCATGTAACATTCCTCTAGGTTTCATCTGTTTCATAAGTTCTTCTTGGATAGTAGCTTTAATTGAAACGCTTAAAGCTTTACTTAGGTTAGTAGCTTGATCAGCAGAAATAGATGTATCTACACTACCACTATTAGTTACTGTTACTGTAATATTAGTATCCCCAAAAGTAGCTCCACCACTACCTCCTTTTAGGGTAACAGGAATGCTACGATTATCTGGTAGTGGTACATATGCTTCATTTTTACTACCTTCCCCAAATAGTGCCATCTGTGGTGATGTAGCTATACCACCTCTAGCATATTTATGGAGGGGCATGTCACCTAATGGACCTACAATACCACCTTTCGCTTTTGCAAAAATACTAGTTAATCCACCAGTTATACCACCACTAATAACACTAGTTGCTACTCCCATTAGTATTCCACCGAGAGCCCCTTTAGCACTACCTCCAGTAGCAAGTGCACCAACTAAAGCACCTACTGCTCCATGCATAACAGTAGTAGCCATGTTAAACTTATCAGCAGCTACGTCTATTTTTGTTCCACCCTTTTCAATATTAGTAGTAGCTGTCTTACTCAGAATAGGTGTACTACTATCTTGCATAGCTGGTGGTTGTATAACATCTGGTACTGGTATACTACTTGGGTTAATCTTTTGTGCTATCTCGTTAAGAAGTCTATTAGTTTCTTTAGCGGAAGATGCTGTAGAACTAACTGCCTGTACTAAAGGATCGTAAGTTCCAGCTGATGCGCTAGTAGCGCCAATACTAGATACACCATCTAGTTGCCTAGACATAATAGATGCACTAGTTGGATATGGATATGGGGATGTTCTAACTCCAGTATCATTAGCTTTATTAGCTTTCTCCCAATCAAGGTTATACTGTTTATCCAAATCTATGCCTTGTTGAGCTATAGGATCTATCTTACCTGGTACTAATGCCTGTAGTAAAGCCCTCATATCCTGTTGAATTAACTTTAGTTGATCAAGAGAACTATTAGCAGTAATCTGTAGTGCACTAGCCGCTTTTTCTTGGTTAGTACGAGTATCATACCCAAAATTTGCTGCTAGTAACTTGATTCCACTCTTCATAGCATTTTTAAATGCGTCTGAGGCCATATCCCTAAACATGTCGCTTAAAGTATTTCTGACCATATCACTAAAAGCTTTGAAAGTTAATTTTGTCTCATCCATTTTCTGTATCATAGTAGTAAAACTATCTACTATTATATCTGCAGAATCTACAATTCCAGTAGCCAGTTGAGACATAACAGACTTAGATTTACCTGTAGTTTCCTCTATTCTATCCATGGCTATAGTTATAGCCTCTTGTAGTCCTTCAGTACCAAAAATATCTGAAGCTCTACCAGACTGCTCTCTTATTTTTAAGCTGAGCTCAGTTTCCTTTTTAAATAGATCAGTTAATTTTTGATGAGTATCTAATTTAAAAGCTAAGTGTTGCTGTTGTAAGTCTACTATCTTCTGTTCTGCTTCTATATCTCCAACTTTAGATTTTTCAATAGCTATTTGAGCTTCAAGTATTCTCTCTTGTATTGAATATTGTTCTAGTAGTGTTTGAGTACTTACTGTATTAAACTCAGCAATTTTACTATAGTTAGTAGATACACTAAGTAAATAATCAGAGTAGGAAGAGGCTAGGTCTACTTGTTCACTTAAATTATCAGAAAGTTTTTCAGTTATTTCTAGGTTAGTTTTTCTAATTCTTAAATTTTCTTCGTCTTGTATAACCTTGGGTAGGTCACGTAGTGGTTCACCTTTTTTGAAAGCTTCATCCCTAGCCCTAGCTTTACCAACTACAGCTTCTCCTATAGATACATTAGTAGGATCTTTTATTAATTGTTCTACAAGAGTATTATACTCCCCTATCTTTATTGCTAAATCTTTCTCATATTGTAATATATCAGCTTTTGCTTTAATAAGATTAATTTCACTATCTACTCTAGCAGATAAGTAAGATGAATCTAGTAATGCAATACTTTGTGATTTTTTCTCTAGATTATTGAGCTCTTCGAATAGTTTATCTTCTTCAGGTTTAAATTTCTTATCAGCTTCAGCATCAGTTTCCTTAAATTCTGCTCTAGCCTCGGATTCTCTAGCTTTGCCTAGGGAGGCTCTGATTGAGTCTATTTTTAGAGTTGCAATTACACTAGCAGCCCCTAAGGACTCTAAACTATTAACTAAGGATAGAATTTGAGATGCTATAGACCCATCAAGTTCTTTTACTGATAAAGCTTGGATAGCTTGATCTTTTACAGATCCTGTACCTAGAGGACTAGGATTATTGCTTTTGCTATTCTTAAATAGTTCTTTTGAGGCTAAAGATAGAGCAGTTCTTAATTGTTGCTCTGTATTTGATTTTTGAGCATCTATAGCTGCTGCATTAGTTTTTTCTGCTTTTATTTGAATATTTGCTATTTTTTCTTCAGTTTTACGTGCTTCTCTAATAGCTCTAGCTTCTCCTTCTTTTGAAAAACTACCATAAAATTGAGTTTCTTTAAGCTTAGCGGATAGACTAGTTTGTGCCAAGGATGCGCGTCCGGCTGCAGTAGCTAAGTCTGCTAAACTTTTTGAAGCTTTTAATGAATATCCGATATAGTCCTGTTGTACTTTTTCAATTCCACCGTATGAGCCTAGTAGTGAACTAGTACCTTGACTAAGAGATTTTGCTCTATCATCCTCTGCTTTTTTCTGAAGATCTTTATCAGACCCAGCCAATTCCATAGCTGTTTTATAGTTATTATTTACATCTTCTTGTAATCTATTTAGCCTAGTACGTAATAATTCTAGATCCGCTGGTAGACTTATACCAGACATTTCTTCAAATTGATCTGTAATGCCAGATAAAAATTCTTGAATATTAGCACCAGATTTAGTAAGATCATTTTTATCTAGAAGTTTAATAGCTTGTGCACTAGAAGTACTAAAAGCATTAAGAGCCTTTAACTCTTTTGATTGATTAGTAATAGAAATAATATAATCACTAGAAATATCATTAAGTTCTTTTAGATTCTTTGACATTCCTGAAGCGGTATCGGCGTACTCTTTGGCCTCTTTTCTCAATTTGGGGTCATTTAGAGCGCTGAATACTTTTCTTACTACGTCTTCTGTATCACCAAGTCCTAGTGCATTAGCTCTTCTAAAAGATGCTGCAGCTGTGGTACTGGCCCCTTTAATATTGGTTGTGAAAGTATCTTTATTAGCAGCAGCAAATTTCTTATCTGTAGCCATCCTCCTATCAAATTCTTCCATGATAGGATCCATAGCAATTTTACCGCCACTACCTCCATACCCAAGAGTAAACATATTAGCCATGTCATCAAAGTACGATGTTAGTAGTCCAGCATTAGCTTTAAAGTCATTATACTTTTTCATTGCTTCACTTACTGCACCTAATGATTCTGCGAAGCTCATAGCAGACGAAGCATTTAGCTCAAATATAGTATGAAAGTCACCAGCTACCTTTAAATCTTCACTAATTTTTTTACTTAGATCTAGCTTACTATTTAGAGAAGTCATGCTTTCTTCTAACTTAGCCGCATGATCTGTAGTTAATCCTAATGCATTAGTTATACCACCTAATATAGGTAGTAATATTGCTGCGGTGGCACCCCAGACAGAAAAAGTACCTAATAGCCTTCCTACACTTATAGTTAGTGCACCTAATCCACCACGTAGTCTTAACATACCGGCTTCAAAAGGACTTAAATTAAGTTTAGCAATCTCTTTATTTAGATCTGCGAAACCATTGCGAAAGCCTAATAATTCTGTTTTTTCATATACTGCTGATAAAGCTTTTCTTTTATTAGCTACATGCTCTAGTGCCTGCCCCTCTATTTTTAGACTTTGTAAAGCCTTCTCATGTGCATGCGTAGTAGCATTAGCCGAGGCAGCTTGACCTGCTGAAGTAGATGTCTGCTGTATTAATCCATTATCCCCTTGTAGGCTTTGTAGTGCAGTACGTTGAGTTTCTAGTTTTTTTAGCTCTTTATCACCACTTTTACCTATTCTAGCTAACTCAGCTTGTTTTTGTTTTATTTTTTTATCTATGTCTTTTAGAGCACTATCAACAGAAGCTAAAGCTAGGTCTCTATTTTTATTTATGTCTTCGGGTTTGCCCCATAATAAAGAATTAATATTAGTATTTAAACTATCAAATTGTTTTCCACTTAGTGTTTTCTTTAAACCCTTCTCTAAGTTAGATTGAGTTTCTTTAAGGGCTACTTGTGATAATCTTTTTTCTTCATTTTTTGCATCTATCAAAGCTTTTTGCTTTGCCTCAATAGCGGCTATTTGTGACTCTACCGCATCTTGCGCAGCTTTACTAGAAGCAATCCATGCCTCCCTCATATTACCTATAGCAGGTATAGCTTGCTTAAGTAATAAACCTACTATAGCAATCATACCAAGTAGCAAGGCAGTAGGACTCTGAGAAAGCATATTCACAAATGGGCCTAATACTGAGTTCATAGTAGTTAGTACACCAGTACTTAGATCTTTAATTGTAGAAAATAGTTTAGAGAAGGGATTAGCGGCTTGATCTGCTAGTTCTTTGTACTTATTTATACCTTGAGTAGTTACTGCATTAACGAAAGCTTGTCTACGCTCATAGTCTGTTAGTACTGATACAGTTTTACCTAGAGTTTTTGCGTAAGCTTTATTTGCATCATCTACTTTTACCATTAAACCTAATTCATCTAATAGTTCTGGTTCGATCTTAATAGTACCACGGAATACGCGTTGTAAGGCATCAGTCATATCGCGACCTAGCGCAATAGAGGCACCTTTGGCAACAGTAGTTAATTCTTTAATCTGAGTAGTTGTTAATCCCGCAGAACTAGCTAATGAGGCGGAACCTAGGGCGTCAGCCATAGATATAGCTCCGTCGGTTAGATCCTTCATATCTTTAGCTAGGCCATTAATACTTGCACCTACTTTTCTAGATAGTATATCTGCTGCTTTTTCCATATTAGTGAAATCAGCGGCTTTTGATAAGGCGTTGAATGCAGCACTTACAGCGTATACGTTAGCTGCGAATGTAGCATATAAGTGAACTAGGCCACCTAGCCCTTGGGCTTGTCTGCCGAAGTCACGCGCGTCACCCCTACCTTGTGCACCTGCAGTTCCGCGGCCCAGGCCCTCTGTGGTTGGAGGAATGGCTCCTCCGCCTATACCACCAGACGCAGAAAGGGCAGCCGAAGCCGCCCGTGTTTGCACTTTTCTAGGTTGTGCGGTACGGTCTAATACATCGTTTAGCTTGCGTGCCTCGCCTGCTACTTGTTTTAAAGTACCATTATCTGTTACTTCTACCGTTACTTTTCTAGTATCAGCCATACACAGCCCTCATTTCTTTTTCTTACTATTTATTTGTTCGGTTTCCTGACGGTCAAATAGAGTAACTATCTTTAATACAGATACTCTATCTGTTATACCAAACAGTTCGAATAAATTTGATATGTTCTCAATAGCTTTTCCAAAATAGTGTCCACTGAAGGAATCATACCTATCAGGTAAATAACAATAAATTGTCCAAGCCTCTTGAGCTTCGTCAGGTAAGTCTCCTAGCTCAATAGGGATTTCATCCTCTAAAGGTTCGGAGCCTAACTGCTCACACATATCAAAGTACATATCCCTAGACATGTTAGCATGTCTATTTTGGGAGAAGTTCTTTATCTTACTAATTAGTTCTTCGAACTGAATTTCTGAAAATTTGATAGATCACTCGTAACATCGGAGATAAAATTATCAAATTCTGTTGAATTCTTCATAAGTACTAGAGCGTTTTCTTCTGAATACTCTAATTCTTCATTTAAATCTTTAATACTAGATAGATCCACCAGCATTAGGTCTTGCAGATACTCATACTTAAGACCAGTCCATCCTTTTACAACGGAGGCTACGTAGTTCTTAGTAAATAGTTCGTCATTTAGTTCTTCGATAGGTTGACGAGTTTTTCTATCAAATTTTGTAGTAACGCAAGCTTTGCGCAACTTAATTAGTTCTTCTCTTGAAAGGAAAGCGACTTTAACTTTGAAACCAATCTTGTCTTGAAAATCAACCTCAACTACTTTAGAAGGGGTCAATAGTGATTGTAGTGAAACCATTAAATTATTTCTCCAAATAGGAGGGCATAAAGCCCTCCTCTTTTATTATAGGATACCGTAGTAGGAAACTACTAGGTTATTTGTCTTCTCAATATTATAGTCGGTGCCTTGGTAACCTTGAGCAGTAAATCCAATAGTTGTGGAAACTACGTCTTGAATGTCTACAGTAGGTACTTGTAATTGGCAGCCATCCATCAACATCTCAACTCTAGTTTGGTTAGAAATACCACCAATTTCAATCTGAAGTTTAAACTTAGTTTCAGAAGTAGTAGTAAGACCTGCTAGAATATCGGTTAGTAGCTTTGCTGACTCAAAAGAACCAGTTTTTAGGTAAGCATTTAAACTTCCAGTAATGGAACGTGTACCTGTGAAGTAACCAATAGAGTTATTAACAACACCCATATTTTCAGGAGTTAGATACTCAATATTATTATTAATAGTTAAATTACCACCAGTAATTGGTAAACTATAAGTATTCCCTGCTGTACCACTAATATTACTAACTAAAGTAGTAGTACTTAGTTTATTGGTAATGTAATATTTAGCATCATTGGTTGGGAAGGGGGTATAGTTACTACCAGTCCATGTTTGTAAGGTAGCCGGGGAAGTTAGTGTAGTACCAAATCCACTCCATGCAATCATTGCAATACCTTGTAAATCAAAAGTGATCTCTGCTTGGTTAACCGCAGCATTTGCAACCTTATAGATTGTATTATCTACTTTGAAGATAAGAGTAAACTTCTGTAGTTCATTCTTATTTGAACCTAGAGTAGAAGATACTGCTTTACTTGCTTCTTCGTGCCACTGACCGGTAAATATAGATGAGGATGTAACTGTACCATTAGGTCCTGTTGGGGCTACTGTAGTTTCTAAGTCTACAATTATATCATTACCGCTTTTTCCTACTACTCTGAAGTAACCATTACCAGTAGAACTACCTGTTAATCCAGTTGTTCCTGTAATTCTGACCATGTCCCCTAAAGCTACAGTATTTGCTGCCTTAGTTAAGGTCATAGCATAAGAACCGTTGACTAGAGCTACTGTACCTCCCGTCCATCCGGTTACTGCTGTGGAACTGATAGATGCACTACCCATTAAAGCATTCCATAAATACTTTTCTGGGGCTGTTACTACTGCTGCTGGTTTGTATGGTCTAATATATGTACTCATACTCCAATCTACTGGATTTAGTTTACTATTGAAAGCACGTTCACCACGAATTGGAGCAGTTCCTGCTTCTGATAATGTAATAGTTTGTTGTTCTGTATTCTGACTAAAGCTATAGCCATCTAATACTTGAATTTCGAAAGTATTAGCCGCGGTATAGTCACCTAGAACATCAGTAGTAGCTGTGCTGAAGAATACCTTTGTATTTCTACTTAAATTTACTGCCATAAAATTCTCCTATATACGAAATTAATAACGTAGTCAGTATTTACTAGCATTGTACTAAATTTCGTATCTTATTGATAAATTCATTTCACCAACACCAAATGGTGCTAGTAGTCCTTCATCTGTGGTTATTGAAGTGATAAGAATCTCTGTTGTACTCTTACCAGTTTCATATTCTAGCAGTTCATTATCTGTAACAACCTGCTCTACATCTTGTAGAAGATCCTCTAGCTTACTAGTTGGGTCTTCTGAGTTGACATATAATTTAAGGGAGACATTTAAAAATCCCCACTTAAATCCTCCTGGGTGATATTCTCTAGTTTCACTACCCGGAACTATACATACTGCTGGAAAGTCTGAGAGCTCGTCCCAGAATACCAGTCTAGTAAGTATGTTGCTAGGAAACAGAGTACTTTTAAATGGAGAGGCCCCATTTATACTTTTGATCTTTTCAGCTAGTTTTTTAGCTATGGAGCTTCTTGCACTCATAATTCCTCTCTTTTTATATTAACCCACACATTATATAATAGTAGAAAAATAATTTCAACTATATTTTCCAGTCTATACTATTACCGTTCTCATCCTAGACTTAGTTAGTTGTGCTGCTATTTCTCTTACTGACCTATCTATTAAAGCTACAGGACTCTTATCTATGCTACCTTGGTCACCCCCTGGTTCAAAAGTTGCATAAGGATACTTCATGTAGCTTAAAAAAGCAGTTAGTGCGTTTTGTCTACTATCAAACTGCACAGAGTTTAATTTAACTGACTCTGCAAATCTACCAGTTTGATAAGTTAGCGCCGGAGGCGCCATATTCTTACGTATTACTTCCTGAAGCCGTGCGGATAGAAGACCCTGTAGATTTACTACTGACTGGAAAGCTCCTGAAGTTGAGCGAAGTCTACTAGTATTTTTTGCTTTAACTATTAGTGAAGACTGGTTATTTATTCTATTGGAAGCAGTATTTGTATTTAATTTATGAGATACTTGTTTTGTGACCCTAGATATAGTATTAGTACTTTTAGTATTTTTGCTGCCTAGTATAGTATCTACTATATGGTCAGTTATTTGTTCTCTGAATGACTTAGAACCGTGTAGATCTATAGTACCTGTATAATCCTTACCTAGTTTTTTATTATTGCGAATAGTAGAAAATAGAGATTCCATTACTAATCGTTTAAACTCATTAGTAATTCTAGACTCTGAATCTCCACCTTGATTTCTAGGAGAGGATTCTATAAATACTGTTACTGCTCCTCTACGCTTTTTTATATCAAATTCTGTTTTTTCTACTGTGAAGTTGTGCTTAACTACAGTTTCTTTTGCTTTTGATATTGCAGCTTTTTGTATGCCAGTAACTAGTTTCTTGATTTCTGCTTCTGTTAGTGTTTTTCCTGGTTTATTTAATTGAGGTATCTGGGCTATGGTATCCCTTACTAATCTATCTAGTAAATCTTTATTAGAGGCGATTAATTCTATTTTCTTATAAGCAACCGGTATATTATGTCCTACGTCAAAACCTAGATCAAGTTCCTTGCTATATAGCTTGGCATGTAGGGCCTGTGCTTCTTTACCCCCATTCTTTAAAATAGATAGTATAGTTTTGAATTCTTTTGGTTGGCTAAATATAGCCTCACCTACTCCGGATAACCTTATAAATTCTTCCTTAATACTATTATTATCTTTTACATAATTAAGTATACTAGTATCTCTATCTAGTAGGTTTATTGAACTAATAAAAGATCTAACTTGATCAAATGAATCAAAAGTTAATATATGGCCCTTTTCACCAGTACTACTTATAGTCCTATGAGGTACTCTGCCAGATCTATGCTTCCTAGTTTTCCTATACGCGGCTAATATTGCGTATACTGCACTTTTATCTTTAGTTGCTAATTTATCTATAGATTGTGGAGCTAAAGACTTTAGTAGCTCTTCACTTATTACTAGTACATGTACTGTTTTGTTTAAATTAGTTCTTAGATCGGAAGTAGTTGTTCTCTCTTTACTACCAACTACCTTGTTACCTAGCTCATTAATAGGTATTGCTGCTGTAATCTCATCTAATAATTCACCAAGAGCTTTCTTACTCATTATCTAATAACCCTATATAAATCTAGGACACGCTTAATGTGATGAGGGAAATCAGAACTACGAATGTACTCAATACTAACAGAACCTTGGGTTTTTCTAGGAGATGCTTCACGCTTCATATAGTATTCTAGTAAATCTAGAGCTGCTATATACAAGTCACCTGGAAGTACTGAGTAACCAGCTCTATATGTAATCTTGAAGTAGTTTGGATAATTAATATCAGCAGCACCAAATATGACTAGTCTATCATTTTGTCTATCAATTAGATAATCAGTATACTCTGCTAGTGGTATATATGTTTGACCACTGTCTTCTGAATAAGCAACCTCTTCTACACTAAGTATAGGAAATTCCTCTGTATATAGATAGTCATCTCCTCCATTATAATATTGTACAATATCTAAAAATTCCTCAGTATCAGCATCATAGCTATCAATGAAACTTCTAGTACAATAATTTTTAATTAACTGACTAATATAAGGTATTAATAGCTCAATGCGCTCATCTTGATCTGTACTGCTAATATTTGTATAGAGCTTATAATCGTCGACTGTAATTAGGTTTCTCATTTATTCACCACCTGGATTTTTACACTTCTATCATCTTCTCTACCTAAAGATGTTACAATAGATACTACTACTATGTACTCTTTCCCAACTAAACCACCATCTAACCAGAATAGTACTGAAGTATTACTATCTGATATAGTTGAAGATACTACTACTAACTCAGCTGGTTTGCTAGATACTACTGTGGCTGATACTATAGTTTCCGAATCTAATACTTGTAAATAATCTGTAGTAGCTCCAGGTCTATTATTTGTTTTTGATGCGAAATCCATTAAGTAGTCTAACTTAGCTTCTGGATCTTTCTGAAGTTTTTTTATTGCCATATGTACTCCTATCTGTGGGTGACCACTATTATCCTACTTAGAGGAACTCTTCTGAATGAAACTACTATATATTTCCAAGAAGAACCCCAGGATTTACCCCAGGAGTTTTTCCACATTATATAGGCCCCCAAGGATTAAGTTCAGTACCTATTCCGGTAACTTCTATATTATTAACTTTTTGTATATCTGCATGTATTGGTGTAACTTGTGCAGCAGCTAATACTGCAGCAGCGTTTTCATTAGCAGTAGGGGCAGGTGTTCCAGTAGTAGATAAAGCCTGAGTCATTTGCGAAACTCTAGACTGTATTATTGTAGTTGCCATGGGCCAAGGTATAAAAAATGGTAGGTTTGGATCTGTTGGATAAAAATTACCATCTATTACTACTTGTACATTACCTACATCTGGAGGAACTCCTCTCCAACCTAAATCATTTCTAATAAAGACATATGCCCCTAGAAAAGTTCCGCCACCTAAGGAGTCTCCACCAGCCGTGGAAAAGGCTGGTGGATACTTTAAATTATCTCCTTGAATAGTCCAATCTACCCACTCAGAGTACAACTCCTGAGCAGTAAACTGGAATACTCCACCTACTACAGCAAGCTGGTCACCTTCAATACTCAAAGTTGGTCCATCAAAGATGAACTTGCTCACAATATCTCCTTATGCGTATACGCGGTCGGTTTCAGCAACCAATGATAGACTAATACCTTTAGTACGTGATAGAGTACCACTAGCAACAGCGAACTTACCAGTACCTGGCTTAATACCGATTAGAGTAACTGCTCTATCAGTACCTCCTGCAAATCCACCCTGTACATTACCATCATAATCGTAATCAAAGTCAATACTACCGGCAGATATAGTTCCAGTAATTGGAGTACCAGCAGCATTATTAACTGTAATAGCCCCAGTCTCACCATAGTCATTACCGGCACCAGGTGGTGTAGTAAACATTAAGCGATAGCTGGATCCAGCACCTACTAGTACTGAATTGAAAGACATTGTACCTGCTGCTGTATATGGGTTAGTACGTAGAGTATTAGAATCATCGTAGAACTCAATTCTATTACTATCTGCGGATAGAACATCATCAATATAAACTGAAGGTGAAGTTACTAAAATGTCACCAACGAAGCGTAGTAACTCATCTTGGATTTTACCAATTTTAGTACCTGCTGTTCCACTAGTATTAATATCAGTACCTTGGCGCAATAGATATTGAACCTTAGCGTAAATCTGCTCTAAAGTACCACCATTGCCTTCGATAATAATCTTGAAGTTTCTTGAAGCCCCTGCAATAGTACGAGTTTGATTAACTGTATAGTAGGCAACTGTAATACCGTTATAAGGTGCACCAGTCATAGCTGTATCAGCTGTAGCTTGTACATCACCTAATAATCCAGTAATCTTTAAGTCATCCTCATTAGATACTAGAAAGTTCTGTTTATTAGCCCCGGTAGCAGTAGCACCGGTATCTGCTAGAATAGAAGATTTGAACTTTTTTCCATACTCACGTGCGAATGTCTTTGCATAAGTACGTTTATCAAAGTTACCATGAGTAGCATCACCAAATACTTTAATACCAACGTTGAATTGATCAGTAAAGGGGAAGTTAGTTGGTGCATCTGTTGGTGCTAGATGATAATATGGTTGTACAGTACTAGCCGGAGTAATACTACCAAGACCTACGAAACCTGAATACTGCTGCAATAGTACTCCAGCAGCTGAATACTCTGACCAACCACCATCTCGCAGCATGTTACGCGTTGCATCAGAATTGAAAGTCCATCCAGAGAAGGTTGCACCATCTGTACCAATCTGGAACTGACCAGACAGCGCATCAATGGCGTAGAATGGAAACGGACTATCTTGATAAGTTGGGGTTGCCCATAAGTCAACAAAGAAGGAGTAAAGTGCCTGCCAAGTGACACCATCCTTGGCCACTAAATCCCCAGCTACATTCAATGTTATTACACGATTTGGTTCATCAATACTAACTTCTGTTCCTACAGCTAGTAATGTTTTTGAAGTAATTTTTGCCATATATTTCCTTAAATATAGTTACGATCTTGGATGAGGGAAACAGGAATAGTCGAACTGGTCAGCCCTAGCGTCAGATTGCGAATGAATTGCACCTGATACCCCGGCTTAATGAATCCCACATCAATCGTGGGCGTGCCTGCGTAGGCATAGGCGTAGGAAGTCCCTACGTTCTGATCAACCTGATCAATGATGGTGTTTGTGCCAGCGGTCAGAATCACAATGTC